GCTTTGCCGGTGTCCGCTACTACGGCAATGCTTACTACGACAACGCTTCTAACTCTAATGGCGTTCGTCCCGCTTTCAAAATCAGGGTTCTTTAATCTACACCCCCTTGTGGGGTGTAGGGGAGGTACTACATGAAGCGAGTGAACAAAACAATAGGAAATCAGTTTGAAGAAGAACTCTGTGAACTTCTGGCTGAACACGGATGGTGGGCGCATAATATGGCGCAGAACCAGACAGGGCAACCCGCAGATGTGATAGCAGTTAAGAACGGTATTCCCGTACTGATTGACTGTAAGGACTGTGCCAATAACATTTTTACCCTATCCCGTATCGAAGCGAACCAGGAAGGGGCTATGACCCGCTGGGAAGCTACAGGGAATGAGCATTGCTACTTTGCTATGCGGCTGAACACGGGGCAGATTTACATGGTGCATTTTGATGACCTTTGCCTGCGGGAGTTATACGGTGAAGGAAGCATTACTGAAAAAGAGTTTCCAGAGTTCAAGACCTTCAAACAGTGGGTGGAGGAATTTGAATGACAACGGAAATTGGAAGCCGTTTGAAAATCACTGACCCTTCCCCGGAACTGGTTGCCTGGTGCAAGAAAAATCTGGAAATGCCGAACCCAGAGTACCAGAAGAAAGCAAGGATGAATTTGTGGCTGGGAAACACGCCCAGGACGCTCATTTTATATGAGATTGAGGGCAACGCTATAATCCTTCCTTTCGGCTGTCTGAGGGCTATCCTGCCGCTTTTGGAAGGAGAGGTAGTGAAATACTTCCCTAAGAAAAGAAACGTCAAATACGGCGGCTCTGTGCCGTTATACGACTATCAGGAAGAAGCTGTAGGAGCCATGCTGATAAATCATTACGGTATCTTGCAGTCCCCCGCTGGAAGCGGAAAAACGCAGATGGGGATTGCTCTTGCCAGTGATTTAGGCGTGAGAACACTTTGGCTGACCCATACAAAAGACCTTCTGACCCAGAGTAAGAACAGGGCTGAACAATACTTCTCTCCTGACCTGATGGGAACCATTACAGAGGGAAAAGTCAATGTCGGGACGGCTATGACGTTTGCCACGATACAGACCATGTGCAAACTGGATTTGGAGCAATACCGTGATACCTGGGATTGTATTATCGTGGATGAATGTCACAGAGTAAGCGGAACGCCTACGGCGGTCACACAGTTCTCAAGGGTTCTGAACGCTCTCAGGGCAAGGCATAAGTACGGGCTATCCGCTACGGTGCATAGGGCTGACGGATTGATAAAGGCAACCTACGCAATGCTTGGGGAAGTGGTTTATACCGTTCCTGACGAAGCTGTGAAGTCAAAGATAATGACGGTTCATGTGCAGCCGAAAGGGACAGGGGTAAAACTCAGTTCAGATTTTTTAAACAGTGACGGAACTATCAATTATCCGAAGATGATTACTTACCTGACTGAGAATGAGGAACGGAATGAGATTATCATGGATGACCTTTTGGAAAACTGTGACCATTACAACCTTATCCTCTCAGACAGAGTTGACCACTTGAGAAGCCTGTATGAAAGTTTGCCACTGGCACTTAAAGTTCGGGCGGCGGTGATTGATGGGAAAATGACTACCAAAAAGCTGAAAGCAGAACGGGAACAGGCACTTGAAGATATGCGCTCTGGAAAGAAGCGTTACCTGTTTGCCACTTATGCTTTGGCGAAAGAAGGGCTGGATATACCCCGGTTGGATAGGCTTTATCTGACCACGCCACAAAAGGATTATGCAGTCATAGTCCAGAGTGTGGGACGAATTGCCAGAACCTTTGACGGGAAGGAACAACCCATTGCATACGACTATGTAGACTACATACGGTCATTGCAGAAATCCTTCAAGAAACGCTGCACGAGTTATCGTAAGTGCGGTTGCGTGATATTGGAGGGTGAATGATGGAAAATGACATTTTTATCTTTGACTGTGAGGTGTTCGCTCACGATTGGCTGTTCGTTTTCAAAGAGATAGCCACTGGGGAATACACAGTTATCCATAATGACAATGACGCTGTAGTTGCTTTCATGGAGCGCAACCCGTTCCTGGGAGGATTTAACAACAAGCACTATGACAATTTCATTTTAAAAGGGGTGATGTGCGGGCTTACTCCCGAACAGATTAAGGAAATCAATGACCTTATCATTGTGGAGGAAGTCAACGGATGGGATATACCCATTCTCAGAGAGTACAGAGTATACTTTGACAGCTTTGACCTTATGGACGATTGCCAGGTTGGGTTGTCTCTTAAAGCGATTGAAGCCCACCTGGGAATACCGATTGAGGAAACTGAGGTTGACTTCAATATCACTCATAGGCTCTCAGAGAAAGAATTGCAGGAAACCATTTACTACTGCAAATATGACGTGGACGCTACTGAGAAGCTGTATCACCTGCGGCAAGCGTATCTGAAAAACAAAGTCACTCTGGGTAAAGCGAGAAACCTGACAGATAGACAGGCAATGTACATGACCAATGCAAAACTGACTTCTGTTTATCTGAAAGCGCAAAAGCCTGAAAAGCCCTGGAATGACGAAAGGAACTATCAATACCCGGAAAAGCTGTTACGGCAGTATATCCCTCAAGAGGTGTTTGACTTCTTTGACCGCATGAAAGATGACCGCATACCCAATGATGAACTGTTCAGTAGCAAGCTGGAAATTATGATAGGTGTTTGCCCCTGCACTATCGCTTATGGTGGTATTCACGGCGCAATTCCTACCTATGTGGAGGAAGCCACTGAAACACGCACAATTCGCAACAAAGACGTGGCAAGCTACTATCCGCACTTGATGACCCTTATGGGTTATTGCAGCCGTAATATGCCGTCTCCGAAGATGTTTGAGGACACACTGGAAGAAAGAGTTGCCGCTAAAAAGGCAGGCGATAAAGCCACTGCAAATGCTTTGAAGCTGGTTCTCAATACAACATACGGAGCCATGCTGAACGGTAAGGACGGAACAGCGTTCAATGACCTGTATGACCCCCTGATGGGACGTTCCGTGTGCATTTCTGGGCAGCTTTTCCTCTTGGAACTTTCCGAACACCTGATTGCTGAGTGTCCTACTTTGAAAATCATTCAGCTTAACACAGATGGTATCATGGTGAGTTTTGACCATGAGGATGAAGCAAAATATCAGGAAATCACCCAGGAATGGCAGGACAGAACAGGTTTTGAACTGGAAGAAGATTTTATTCGCAAGATTGTTCAGAAGGACGTAAACAACTATGTGGAAGTCCCGGCTGACGGCGGGGAGCCGAAGGTCAAAGGTGGACAGCTTGTGCGGGGGATTGCTCCTGCGGGAGCCTTTAATATCAACAATAATGCTGTGGTAGTCGCAAGGGCGATAAAGCAGTATTTCATTGACGGTACTCCCCCGGAGGAAACCATTGCGGCAAGTGAGAACATTCTGGATTTTCAGCTTATCGCAAAGGTGGGAGGTAAGTATTCTCAGTGCTATCACCTGGTAGGCGGGGAAAAAGTGATTGTTCAAAAGGTGAACCGTGTTTATGCGGTATCAGACAAAAGCAAAGGGACAGTCTATAAAACCCACGCTGTTACAGGTAGAGACGCTAAAGTGGCTGGACTTCCCACGCATTGTGCCATTGACAATAACAACAATCTCTCCATAGAGGTAGTTGACCGAAAGTGGTATGTCAAATTGGCAAAGAAGTATATCAATGATTTTTTGGGCATTAAGCCGCCCAGAAAAAATACCAGACGGATTAACTCACTCAAAAAGAAATCTTTAGCATTATTCGATTAAGGAGGATAAGACTATGAAGTTTACAGATGTTGAACCCATGATGAAGAATGGAGCAAAAATCAAGCTGGCTAAGTGGAAGAACGCCTACTGGTACATGGACGAAGAAGGTTGCATTATCAATCACTTTGAAGAAGGTGAGGAAGTCCCTGCTGTAGCACTTTTCCCGAATGACCTTATCTGGGTTATGCGTGATGACTGGGAAGTTGTTCAGGAGCCGAAGGAAGAAAAGACCTATCCCTTTGGCTACGCCATTTCTGAACTCAAGAACGGTAAGAAGGTTGCCCGCAAGGGTTGGAACGGCAAGGGAATGTTTCTTGTGCTTTGCCCTGGTAATAAGGTTCCCGCTGACCACATGAAGGTCAAGGAAGTCAAGAAATTCTACCAGAACGAGAAACAGGACACGGTTACTATCAATCCGCACATTGATATGAAAGCTGCTGACGGTACATACGTTACAGGTTGGCTTGCTTCTCAGACTGATATGCTGGCTGATGACTGGTATGTGGTTGAGTAAGGAGGACAAGCAGATGAAAGTATTTCTTTTCTTACTTTTACTCATTGCCCTTGAAGCCCTCAGTTTCGGACTGGCAGCACTCATTGTGTGGGTATTGAGTCTGTGTTTTGGCTTTGTATTCTCATGGAAACTGGCTTTAGGGTTATGGATTTTGTTTCTTGTCACTCAGAGTATTTTTAAGCCCAGAAACAACGGTTAAGGAGGAATTTGAAATGGCAAATATCTATGAAGGAATGAATGTACGGCAGAAGTTGGCAAAGGCAAGGCTGTACTTCCTCAATCAGAAAATCAAGAAGTCTGGTAAGAATATGCACCTTGAGTTCAAGTATTTTGAATTGGAGGACATTGTACCCCCGGCAATCCGCATTTTCGCCCGTGTTGGTCTTACTACCAACATTGAGTTTACGGATGATAAGGCAGTAATGAATGTGTTCAACACGGATGATGTGAATGAACCCCCGCTGTCCTTCACGGTTCCTTATCGTGAGGTAAAGCCGATTATCAGCAATCAGGGAAAAGAAGTCACAAACCCCATGCAGGCTTTGGGTTCTTCCGTTACATATCTGCGGCGCTATCTCTGGATGACCGTTCTTGATATTACGGAACCTGATGACATTGACGCAACTCTGGGGGCAGAGGACGAAGGAACAGAGGAAGCAGAAATTCCCGCCCCAAACCCTGAGACTGCAAAGAAAGAGAAGAAGCAGAAGCCCCCGGCTACCGCTACTGAGCGTAAGGCAGCAAAGGAAAATCTGACCGATACTGAGGGCAACGCTGACGCTTTGCAGATTGCGGCTCTCAAGAAGGTTTGTAAGGAACTTTTGGAAAAGGACGAGACTCAGGAAGATTTTGTTCAGCAGATTGCCATGAAAACTCAGGGCTTTACCGTTGTGACCCGTTCGGCTTGCGAACAGCTTATCAAGAACCTTGGTGAAATGATTGACTCTTACGGTACGGAGGAATAAGGATGGGTGACAATGTAAATCACCCTGCCCATTACGAAACAGGTAGATTTGAGTGTATTGACGTTATGCTGGAAACCCAGGGTACGGAAGCGGTAAAGAGTTTTTGTATCTGCAATGCACTCAAATATATCTACCGTCACAAACGCAAGAATGGGTTTGAGGATATAAGAAAAGCTATCTGGTATCTGAATAAAGCTGTTGAATTGGAGGAAAAAGACCATGAGAAAACTGAGACGAAGTGTAGCAAGACACAATATGTTGCGGGCGGGATTTACCCGGCTGAACAAAAAGGGCGGGGATGGAAGAAGCACTTTTTCAAAGCTGTGGAGAGAGTACGTTTAAGGAGGGATAAACCATGAAGTGGAATGACGATAAGACAATTACGATTGTCCCACCGAAAAAGCCGAAGAAAATCACGGGTACACGGTTTGCAGCGATTATGGGACTGAACCAGTGGACTACCCCTTTTAATGCCTGGTGTGCAATCACCCGAACCTATGAGGAACCGTTTGAGGACACCATTTACACTGTGGCTGGTAAGACAATCGAACCGAAACAGGCTGACTTTATGAAGAAGTCCTATTTTATGAGTAACCTCATTTCCCCTACAGATGTGTACGGGAAGGATTACTTCAAAAAGACCTGGGGTGACTTCTTCCATGATACGCCTATCTTTGGTGGAATGTGGGACTATTTGCTGGTAGATAAGGACGGAAAGCCTACTACCGTACTGGAAATGAAAACCACGAAGCGCAGTGAGGATTGGCTGGATGATGTACCTGAGTATTACGCTTTGCAGGCGGCTCTCTACGCTTACCTGCTGGGAGTGGATGACGTTATCATGGTGTGTTCCTTCCTTGAGGAAAAGGATTATGAACACCCGGAAGATTATCAGTGTAGCACAAAGAATACGATTGTTCGTCCCTTCAAGCTGTCTGAGCGTTATCCCACCTTGAAAAAGACCATTGAGCAGGTGAAGAAATGGTGGAAAACTCATGTGGAGGGCGGCGTGTCCCCTAAGTATGATGAAAAAGATGACGCTGATATTCTGAAAGTGCTGCGGGACAATAACCTTTCTCCCGACACGGATTTGGACGCTCTGGTAAAAGAAGCAGAAAGCCTTATGAGCCGTATCGAAACGGTATCTGCCACAATCGCAGATGATGAGAAGCGGCTGAAAAAGCTGAAAGAACTGATTAAGGCGGCTGCGGTCAAACAGTTTAAACCGGGTGACAAGACCGTGACGATTGAGGGTGGCTCTTACAACTGGGTAACTTCTGTATCCATGAAGAAAAAACAGGAGTTCAATGTAGAAGCTATGGAAAAAGATGGGGTTTACAGCAAGTATGTAAGTGAGACAGAAAACCCTGAATATAGGTTTACAGCGAAGAAACGGGAGGATAAGTAATTATGTATGTAAATGCGTTTGTTCTGGGAGTGCTGGCTACTCTGTTTGTAGAAATGGCTCTGGTTATTGGAGTCGCAATCTGCTATGGATTTTATGAAAGCCGTCATTCTCATAACAAGAGAAGGGGGTAATGCCCTTTGCTCAAATATATCAGCTTATTCAGCGGTATAGGAGCCTTTGAGAAAGCCCTTTTCAACATTGGCGTACCGTATGAACTGATAAATTATTGTGAGATAGATAAGTATGCAAGTAAGGCATATTCTTTGATACACCATATCCCCGAAAGTAAAAATCTGTGGGACATTACAAAGGTGGATGAAACCACTCTCCCCTCAGATGTTGACTTGATTACATATGGCTTTCCCTGCCAGGACATTTCTATTGCTGGAAAGAAACGGGGATTTGTAGGTGAGGACGGGAAAAAGACCCGAAGCGGATTGTTCTTTGACGCATTGAGGATTATCGAACACTGCAAACCTAAAGTGGCTATTGCAGAAAACGTGAAAAATCTGACCAGTAAAAGCATGAAAGGCATTTTTGATATTGTTCTGAACTCTCTGGACGAAGCGGGCTATAACTGCTACTGGAAAGTAATGAACGCTGCTGATTATGGTATTCCTCAATCACGGGAACGAGTGATTATCGTATCAATCCGTAAGGATATTGATAATGGCTCTTTCCAATTCCCTGACCCAATTCCTCTTACACGTTGTCTTGCTGATATGTTGGAGGATGATGTGCCAGAAGCATTTTATCTTTCAGAGGATAAGACCCGAAGCGTCATTTCTCACAATGATAAACACCCTGGTCATATTGCAGACAGGGGGGGGATATGCCCCACGCTCCTATCAAGAGACTGCAAAGACCCGAAAGTGATAATTGTGCCTATGAAAATCATTCAGGCGGCAGATTTGAACCATTACGGTAATGACCAGATGAACCGTATCTATTCACCAGAAGGGCTTGCCCCAACACTGAAAACCGTTAGTGGGGGGGGGACGTGAGGTGAAAATAGAGGATAACGGGAGATACCGAAAGCTGACACCTAAAGAGTATTTCAGACTGATGGGATTTACAGACAGTGATTATGAAGTGCTTGCGTCCAAAGGTATTTCCAAAACACAGATTTATAAGATGGCTGGCAATTCGATTGCCGTTACCATGCTGGAACACCTGTTCCGAAAACTCTACCACGATACCAGTCGGATTGATACCTTAAAGGCACAATCTCTGGATATATTACGAAAACTATAAGGAGGAATTTACAATGGCAAAAATTGGTTTGAGTGAGGGGTTTTCCCTTATCCCGAAAGGCACTCATGTTTTCCAGATTGTTAAGGTCAACTATAAAGTGGATTTTGGCAAGATGGAAGTCACCATGCAGCTTGCTTCCGGGCAGAAACACGTTGAACGGTTCTCTCTGCTGGACTCTAACGGGGAGCCGAACCAGGGTGGCTTGAACGCTTTCAGCTACTTTGCAAAGACCGCACTGAATGATTTTTCCCTTACGGAAATCGACCATGAAGATTTGGTAGGGCATTTTATTCGTTGTGAGGTTGACCATGAGGAAGTAGAAAGCAATCGTACCCCTGGGAAAATGCTCAAGTTTGTGCGGCTGGGTGATAAGGAGCCTGCGGATGGTTTTGATGAAGAAACCGCTGCGCCTAAGAAGGAGACGAAGCCTGCCCCCGCAATGAACCCGCCTGAGACAGCGCATACCGCAAAGAAAGGCGGATTTGACCTTGACACTTTGTTAGGGTGAGAAAGATGACCTGCGGAGAGTTAAGGTTTACGCCCAAACTCTCCAATGGTTATATCTGAAAATATCAGAAACAAAGAAATGGAGGTTTATTCATGGATAAAAACGGACGTGTGCGGCTGTTTTATCAGATTATGAAAGAGGTCTTTGACAAAAAGACGGTAACGCTGCTTATTGCAAACCTTGAAAGTATCGGTTTCTTTGACGCTCCTGCTTCTACGAAGTATCACGGGAATTATCCCGGAGGGCTGTTTGACCATAGCTTTGCCGTGACCAAAACGCTTCTTTCCCTCACTGAACGGCTGGAACTCAAATGGAAGCGTCCTCAGAGTCCTTACCTGATTGGTATGCTCCACGACCTATGCAAGTGCGACAACTATATTCGTAAGCCTGATGATACCTACGAGTATAATACAGGGCTTACTTTGACGGGACATGGTGATAAGTCGGTCATTATGGCTCAGTCGCTTCTTCACCTTACGGATGAAGAAATTCTCTGTATCAGGTGGCACATGGGAGCCTATGACAGTAAGGAGAACTGGAACGCTTATGGAGCGGCGATTGAGCAATACCCTAACGTACTCTACACTCATACTGCCGATATGATAGCGGCAAAAATTCTCAAAGTTTAAGGAGGGATTTTCTATGAAGAAATTTGTTGCTTTGCTCATGGTTATGGTTCTGGGAATGTGTATGCTGACGGGCTGCACTGAGTCAGACCAGGTTTCCTATAATATCAGTAAGGAAGCCAATAACTTCAATGTAACCCGAAAGCTGACCGTTATCAATGCCCGCACTGATACGGTATTGCTTGAAATGATTGGCACATTCTCACTCAGCAATAACAGTACAAATGAACTGGAAATTATTTGTGAGGTTGATGACGGTATCTACCAAAAGCACTTTGTTTATCTGAATGAATATACGCTGTATGTGGTGGAAGATATTTCTGGTGCGGAAGTAGATAAGTACCATTATGAAATCAACTTCCTGCCTGAATATGGATTTTCTGTTACTCACAGTGATTAAGGGAGGGTAAAACCATGACTGGAAATGAATATCAGAAGTTGGCAATGAGAACTTGCAGTATTCCCTATGATAAGAAGGATGACCGTTTGAACCATGCTGTTTTTGGTCTGACTTCCGAAGCTGGGGAGGTTGCAGGAATTTTACAGAAGGTGTACCAGGGACACCCGTTTGACAAGGAGCATATCAAGAAAGAACTTGGTGACTGCCTGTGGATGATTGCAGAAGCGTGTGAAGCACTGGACTTTGGGATGGATGATGTTATGCAGCTTAACATTGATAAGCTGAAAGCCCGTTACCCAGAGGGCTTTGACACTCAGCACTCCCTTCATAGGGCAGAAGGTGATGTGTGATGAAATATCACAATATCACCCATGATGATATGAACAACGGTGACGGACTGAGAGTAGTTCTCTGGGTATCAGGGTGTGAACACCACTGTAAGGGCTGTCAAAATCCCGTCACCTGGAACCCTGATGACGGCTTGGTATTTGGGAAGCGTGAAAGGAAGGAAATCTTCAACGCTCTCAAGAAGCCGTATATTGCAGGGATTACATTCTCTGGTGGAGACCCTCTACACCCTTCTAATCGTGCCTGCGTATATCTTCTGATGAAGGATATTAAGCAGAGGTTCCCGAAAAAGACAATCTGGGTTTATACGGGGTACACCTGGGATGAAATTATGGCAAACAAATATCTTCCTACCGTTATGAAGTATGTGGACGTTCTGGTGGATGGACGCTTTGAGGAAGAACTGAAAGACGTTAATTATCACTGGGCGGGGTCTACCAATCAGAGGGTAATTGATGTGCCGCAGACTTTAAAGGAAGGAAAGGTGGTACTGTATGAAAGTCATTAAGAAAGATGGAACACTGGAAGATTACAACGAGCAGAAAATTATAAACGCCGTTCATAAATCTGCTGCAAGGGCTATGGTGGAACTGACTGAAAGCCAGTATGCGGATATTGTGGCAAGAGTCAACGCTATGGTTAATGACAAGTTCTTTGGAGCCGTACCCGTTGCAGAAATGCACAATATGGTAGAGAAAGTTTTGGATGATGTGGAGCCGAGAGTTGCGAAGTCCTATCGGGATTATCGTAACTATAAGAAAGATTTTGTTCATCTTATGGACAAGGTATATCAGAAAAGCCAGTCTATCCGTTTTATCGGAGATAAGGAAAATGCCAATACGGACTCTGCCCTGGTTGCCACCAAACGCTGCTTGATTTTCAACGAACTCAACAAGCGTCTGTATCGTAAGTTTTTTATGACTCAGGACGAGTTGCAGGCTTGCAAGGACGGCTATATCTATATCCATGACCAGTCTGCCCGTCTGGACACCATGAACTGCTGTCTCTGCGATATTGCTTCCATTATGACAGGCGGTTTTGAAATGGGTAATGTTTGGTACAACGAACCGAAAACCCTTGATACTGCCTTTGACGTGATGGGAGATATTATTCTTGCCACTGCTTCTCAGCAGTATGGCGGCTTTACCGTCCCGGAGGTTGATAAAATCCTCTCTCCCTATGCTGAGAAGTCCTACAAAAAGTATGTGGCAGAATATATGGAAATCCGCAATCAGCAGACTTTTACTACGGAAGTCCGAGACTGGGCTATGCAGAAGGTACGCCGTGATTTTGAGCAGGGGTTCCAGGGAATTGAAATGAAGCTGAACACGGTTGGTAGTTCCCGTGGAGATTACCCTTTTATCACAATGACCTTTGGGCTGGCAACTGATACGTTCGGTAAGATGGCAGCAATCACTTTCCTTGACGTGCATAAGAACGGGCAGGGTAAGCCTGGGAATAAGAAACCCGTTCTGTTCCCGAAGCTGGTTTTCCTCTATGACGAAAATCTTCATGGTGAGGGTTGTATCAATGAGGACGTGTTTGAAGCAGGTATTCAATGCAGCGCAAAGACCATGTACCCTGACTGGCTCTCTCTTACGGGAGAAGGTTATGTGGCTGAAATGTACAAAAAGTATGGCAGAGTGGTTCACCCTATGGGGTGCAGGGCTTTTCTCTCCCCGTGGTTTGAACGTGGCGGCATGACTCCCGCTGACGAAGATGACAAGCCTGTATATGTCGGGCGGTTTAATGTCGGCGCAGTTTCCCTTCCCCTGCCTATGATACTGGCAAAAGCACGAGAGGAAAACAGAGACTTCTATGAGGTGCTTGACTACTATCTGGAAATGATTAGAGGTATTCACAAGCGCACTTATGAATATCTGGGGGAAATGAAAGCCAGTACCAACCCGATTGTCTACTGTGAGGGAGGTTTTTACGGCGGTCACTTAAAGCCTACCGATAAAATCAAACCGCTTCTGAAACCTATGACTTCCTCTTTTGGTATTACGGCTCTCAATGAGTTGCAGGAACTTTATAACGGAAAGTCCATTGCAGAGGACGGAGCCTTTGCCTTGGAAGTTATGAACCATATCAATGACAAGGTGAATGAGTTCAAGCAGAAGGACGGCTGGCTGTATGCAATTTACGGTACGCCTGCCGAAAGCCTTTGTGGATTGCAGGTTGAGCAGTTCCGCAAAAAGTACGGGGTTATCCATAATGTTTCTGACCGCCCGTATGTGTCCAATTCGTTTCACTGCCATGTGACCGAAGATATTACCCCTATTCAGAAGCAGGATTTGGAGGGGCGGTTCTGGAACCTATTTAACGGCGGGAAAATCCAGTATGTAAGATACCCTGTGGATTACAATATCGAAGCTGTGAGAACGCTGGTAAAGCGGGCTATGAAGCTGGGATATTACGAAGGTGTAAACCTTTCCTTGGCATACTGTGATGACTGTGGACACCAGGAGTTGGAAATGGACGTTTGCCCGAAGTGTGGCAGCAGGAACTTGACAAAGATAGACCGCATGAACGGCTATCTGTCTTACAGCAGAGTCCACGGCGATACCCGGCTCAATGCTGCAAAGATGGCTGAGATTGCAGAAAGGAAATCCATGTGATGTATGAGCAATGGGAAAAGCAGTCACGGGGGGGGGACTCTCCCCAATCGGTATTGAAAATCTGAAAATTGCAATCGTAAAGCAGGCGGCGGATGATTATATCGACCTGCGGGGTGGATTTGCCGTGGAGACTGCTGAGTGTAATTTGAAAGAAATAAAGAGGTTCTTTCATTCTGACTGGTATTCACTACTCAGCAAAGTAAACCCCGATTACATTCTTGAAGAACTGGAAAGGAAACTGAAAAAGATGGAACTGAAATACACGATTGCGAAGGAAAGAGGGAGTAGCCATTATTATGTCCATGAAGTGGGCAACCCCTCTCCTATCCCGAATACCTACGGGACTAAAAAGCAGGCATTACATAAGGCGGCAAAACTGAATGACCTTGGATATAAGGACTACATGAAGGTTCGCAGAAAGGCAGGTATGGAATGATTAAGTTTGAACATACAGAGACTTACGGCTGGGAAACAGCTATTCGTGGTATGAGAAATCCATTGAACTCTTGGGCAAAATCTGACAGCTACCCGGCTGTGGACTGTGGTAAATGTGGGATTGTAGACCGTGAAGGGGTATGTGTTCCCAAAGAACATGACTGTACCCCATACCGCTGTTATGCAATAGGTGAAAACGACCTGGCTCTTATGAAAAAGTTGAGGGCAGCAGGAAACGACCACGGGAAGTTTATGCGGATGATTACCGTCACGGTTGACATTACCGCCCCTCTCTATTGGTGGAAAGAGTTTGATACCTATAAGGTAGGTACGGTTGCCAATTCCTGCTCCACAATGCACAAAATCCAGGCAAAAGAATTTACCTATGATGACTTTAGCATGGAGCATATCGGCAACGTGCCGAACTGTGACCCCATGTACAGTGAAGCACTGGATTATGTGATTATGGCTCTGAATGAAGCCCGTCACTGCTATCTGGACACAAAAGATAAGGCGTATTGGTGGCAGATGATACAGCTTCTTCCTACGTCATATAATCAGAGACGAACGGTACAGCTTAACTATGCTGTTCTCAGGAATATCTATCACAGTCGGAAAAATCATAAGCTGAATGAATGGCTGGACTTCTGCGGCTGGATTAAAGATTTGCCGTATAGCGAACTTATCACCGACACAGAGTAAAGGAGCGTGGGGTAATGGATTATACCAGAATACCAGATGAATTGAAAAAATTGCCCCAGTGGGTGTGTGCCTGGGATAATTCCAAAATCCCTATGAAAGCCTTTGAAAAGAAAGCTGCTTCCTCTACCGCCCCTGAAACCTGGGCAACCTTTGACCAGGCAGAAGCGGCGGTAAAGGATGGGCTTTATGACCACCTGGGATTTGTATTTGCAGGCAGTGACCTTGTAGGGATAGATATTGACGTGGGATTTGATGACGGCTTGATGACACCCCTTTGCGCTGATATTATGCAGCACTGCCAGTCTTACACAGAGAAGTCCCGAAGTGGACGTGGGGTACATATCTTCCTAAAAGGGAAATTACCATTTCACGGACGCAATAATCTGAAAGGCGTGGAGATTTACCAGTCGAGACGATTTTTTATAATGACCGGGAAGGTGCTTATCTTCCCAGAAATTATAGAAAATCAGGAAGCCATTGACTATGTGGTGCAGAAATACTTCCCTGAGACAGAGAAAACGGGAAACGGCAAATCTTCAATGGTGCAGCGGATTTATGCTCCTATGTACCAGAAGCCCGCAGACGGCAAAATACCTCTTGCTCCTGAATATCCCCCTATCCCGGCTGGCGGCAGAAATCTTTCCCTTACGTCTCTGGCGGGAGCCTTGCATAATACCGGGTACACAAAGGCGCAGATATACGCCGAACTCTGTAAGGTAAATCAAATGCAGTGTAAGCCGCCGTTAAAGGACAGAGAAATCCAGACTATCACGGAAAGTGTGACACGGTATAGGAGGTAAATAGTATGGCGAGAACACTTTATCTGAATGATGGCTCTACAGAAGTTGTCATTGGAGACCAGGAAGAAGTTCTGGGGAGGATTATTGAAGAACGGCTGGGGAGAGATTGCAAAGAACTCTTTGACGATATTAAACAGGAATGGATAGAAGAACCCTGGGATACAAACGGCAGAGAGGATTATGAAAGAATTGCTGATAACTTCCGGGCTATAGCCGTGAGTGCTATGAACGCCCTTCACGAAGTCATCATGCAGCCCAGGTTAAGCAGAAAACGACTGGAAGCTATCTACAATGACCTGGATAAAAACTTGTGAGAGGTATGCGAAGATGTTTGATGAACAGGCATGGGATAACAATGAATGGATTGAAAGCAATCTGGTACAGGAACATTTTAACCTAACCTTTGGTGAATGTTTCAAGCGGTTTGAGTTTTGCAGAACAGCAGAATGGAACAAGTACCCGCTGGAAGGGCAGAAAATAACCACTTATTTCAGAAAGGGGGTGAAAAGTAATGGCTGATGAATTGTTTCAGCTTTCCAATGGGCGATATATTACGTCTGAGGAAATCAGCAAAAAGATGTTTTACATAAAGTCCATTCACCCGGAAACCCCTTATCAGGAAAATTCTACGGGATATTCATGGGATGAAGCGGGGATGGCAGACCTTTTCTCTGAGTGCTACCAGAATGATACCCGCTACTGCCCGGAAGCTAAATCATGGTATACCTATGATGGCGGCAGATGGCAGAAAGACGTTGGTTCTTTGCTGGTATCTTCAAAGATTAAAGAGTTTGTGCGGCTTATGGCACTGTACTGCGGAGAAATCCCTGACGAAGAAAAGCGCAAGCAATATATGGGCTTTGTGTCGAAGATGGGTGACAGGCGGTTTCGTGACCGTATGATGAAGGACGCCGCTGACAGCATGACGATTGCCGCCGCTGAGTTTGATACTCACCCGTATCTGATTAACTGTAAGAATGGCACTTATGACCTTGAGACTATGACTTTCCGGGAGCATGACTGGAAAGACTTTCTGACAATGCAGACTAACTTTGATTATACTATGCAGGAAGTCACCTGCCCCAGATGGGAACAGTTCATAAAGGAAGTCACTCAGGATAATAAAGATAAAGCAGATTACTTGCAGCGGGCTTTGGGCTATTCTATTCTGGGAACGGGTAAAGAGGAATGTATGTTCATCCTTCACGGCAAGACCACCCGCAACGGCAAGTCAACTATGCTGGACGCTATTCAACACCTGCTGGGCGATTACTCTACCGTGGCTCCTGTGGAACTTATCTGCCGCAATGAGAGACAGAAGAACGCCGAAGCTGCAAACCCTGTGCTTGCCCGGTTAAAGGGAAAGCGTATGGTTACTATGTCGGAGTCCGACACGGCGGGCAAGCTGGATGAAGCTACGATAAAGCAGTATACAGGTGGTGAAGATATTACTGCCCGTGAACTGTATCAGAGTGCAATTACATTCAAGCCCCAGTTTACAATGTGGCTCTCCTGTAATGACCTGCCCGCAGTAAAGGACAAAAGCCTGTTTGCTTCTGACCGTGTGAGAGTCATTGAGTTCAACCGTCACTTCTCAGACGAAGAACAGGACAAAGGCTTGAAGGATTATTTTGAAACGCCCGAAGCTATGAAGGGTATCTTCACTTGGCTGGTGGCTGGATATTTCAAGTATCGCCGCTTTGGTTTGAAAATGTGTGACGATATGAAGAAGGTTATCAAGCAGTATGAGAAGGACAATGACCTGGTTCTGCAATTCCTTGAAGAAAAGTGTGAGGGTACGAACGAAGGTTATACGAAAGCCAAAACGCTGTATGATAACTATAAAATCTGGTGTAAAAGCAATGGGTACTATGTTTGCAGTATGAAGAAATTCAATGCAGAACTGACAACGCACCCAGAATGGTATCACGAAAAAAATCTTATTGCAGGGGTTACAGTATATCATGGACTGGCTTTGAAAGCAGTTTAGTAGAGTATTTTCGCTTTTTCCTATAAGTTTTCTTAGTATGCGCGTATATAGAAGAAGTTATAGTAAAATACGATTTTACTCTACAACCCTGTAGCCCAGGAAGGAGTTTATCATGGAAAGCTACGTTGAAAGATGGAAACGAGAGAAAGAAGAAGCCCGGTATAGGAAGGATGTGAGCAACAATGGCAGAAAACGAAAAGCCCGTAAAGATGGGGAGACCGAAGGGCAGCAAGGACAGAAAGCCCAGACGGACAGAGGGGTACAAGGAAAGCAGTCCGAAGAACTTAGAGAAAGCGAGAAGTAACTCTCCCATTATGCAGGGACAGAAGGGAGAAATGCCGAAGGGGTATAATGCGAAGATGGTTAGTTTTATTTTAGCTATTACCCCGAAGGAACCGCTTGATTATAGTGATGTGGACGAAATGGAGAGACGGTTCTATAATTATCTGGAAATGTGCGCTGCATGGGATATGAAAGTAGGAAACCAGGCGGCGTATACTGCTATAGGTATTACTAAAGAACAAGCGTGGGAATGGGAGAATGTAACGAAGGGGAACCCCCTCCGCACTGACTTTATCAAAAAAGTTCGTCAAATTTGCGGGCTTTATAGAGAGGGTTTAATGCAGGACGGCAAGATAAATCCCGTCACTGGTATTTTCTGGCAAAAGAACTATGACGGCATGAAAGACCAGTCCGAAGTGGTTCTCACGCCTAACAATCCTCTGGGAGACAGTAAAGACACGGAAGCCTTAAAGCAGAAGTATCTGGAAGCCGCCGATATAGTAGAGGTATCGGACGAGACAGAGACAGCAGAAATTATAGAAACCTCTGCCGAAGATTGAGCCGCCGTATAGAGAGGTTTCACCAAAATATTTTGGCGCAGTATAGGCGGCTGTTTGAAAATTTAAGCCGCCAGTATAGCGTGGCTGTCCTCTTTATCAGCCCTATAATTAAAGCGGCTCTGTGGAACGTGTGGAGCGTATAGAAGGCAAAAAGAAACCCCGGCGGGCTTGTGCCTGTCGGGGCTTTTCTGTTATAACCATCTTAAACGGGGCTTTTTCTGCCGTCTCCAATAGTCTAACATCTCTTTTACTTTATCGGGGCTGTACATGGGTATATTATACAGTTGCAAGCCTGCGGGGGTCATATAGTACCCCTTGCCATATCTGGGCAGCAGTTCGCAACCTTTAACGCCTAAAATATTGCGGCTGTCTTGAGCGCAACGGGTTCTTAATGCTACCCTGCTATCAAAGTTTACTTTTATCGGGGTAGGAATAACAGACGCAAGCGGGCATTGTGTAGCGGCTATAATATGGACGTTTGCCGCCCTGCCTACCTGTGCAAGCCGTTGTAAAACGGGCTGCACCTGGCGGCGGGCGGTGGTCATTAAGTCGGCTAATTCATCAATGATAATATAGACCGCCCCGCCGTCATAGTTTTTTATATGGCGGGCTTGCATGGCTTTATAGCGGCGTTCTGTTATTTCCATAGCACAATTTAACGCTTGCACCATTTCCCCCGGTTCGCTGGAATATTTGAGCGTATGCGGTAACGGTTTATAGTCTATCAGTTCAACCCGTTTCGGGTCTATCAAGATAAATTGCACTTGTGCGGGGCTTTTAAATAAAACTGTGTACATTATGCCATTTATAACAACGCTTTTACCGCTACCCGTTGCGCCTGCTACTAATAAATGCGGTTGTTGTAGCATATCGCTGTAAAGGTCATATACTGCACCCGCTGGCGTTGTCCAGGTCTTTTTTAACATTCTTTTAACCTCCATTCTGAGAAAAGCCCCGGCGGGCTTGTGCCTGTCGGGGCTGGTTCTTTAATCAATGCTGTTTACTTCTCCTGTTTTCATCATGGTTAAAATACCGTTTAACTCATTTTGTAAATACCGTAAAGCGATTCTTGCCATGCTGTCAAGTGCTGATTTAGTATGGTTCTTGTAATTGTATGCCGCTTTGAAATAGTCTTGTGCTGTATAGTTCCATTCATAATCAAAGAGTAAACAGCCGGTCAAATTATAACATTTTTCCGTTGTCTCTTTAATTTGGCTTGCAATGCTGAAATGTTCGGCTTTTCTTTTACAATCAATGTTTAAAGTTTTTACCAGTTCGCAAGCCTGATAAACTTTACTATAACTATATGTAGCCTTTTCAATGGTCATTTCGTTTAACCTCCTGTATTTGTGCATTTTGTCAATGTGCTATTAACTGGCATTGCTGCGGGTTTGAAATCCCACTTTTTCCAGACCTCCCAGGGCTTGCACCCTGGGAACGCTTGCGCCCTAACTGGCTATTTATACCCGGCGCAACGGGTTAAAATGCTATGTTTGAAAGTCTGCGGGCTGCCTGTTTTAAGGCTCTTGCTTGTACGTCTAACCATTCTTCCCGGCTGTTAGGTCTGCGCTGCCCTTCATTGCTGCGCTTGTATTCAGACGGACAACAAAGACGCTTTGCAATGTCTCCATCATAGATAAGAGAAGAACCACCGTAGCTGTAGGACTCCCAGGAGTCAGCACCATTTAACAACCATTCTTTAAACTCTTTGCAGTCTGCGGCTTCCCTTCCCTCATACTGCACCCGCTCTTGATACTCTTCTAATAATTCCAGGGCGTACAGTGTAACGCCTTTATTCCATGCGCTGCGGTCTTTTCTGGTTTCTAATCTGTTTTTAATTTCATTGTAGTTTGTCATATCCTTTTACCTCTTTTCTTTTTTTGGTTATTCTTCTACAATAGGTTTACAAGGTGTAGTTGCTATATTGATTTCGTAAGTATCGGAATTTAAAGCCCTGAATGTATCAACCTTAAATTTTCCATAGGCTTCTAAGTGAAAAGGGTTGTTAATATCAAGTGTGGTGTTAAAATCTTCCCCATAACCTACAGTAATTTTAATTTGTAAATCTTCCTTGTAAATCATGCTTACAAGCTGTTTTACATTCATGCTCTCAGCTCCCTTCTTTTATCTTGTAAACATGATAACACGTTTAAATGATATTGTCAAGCGTGAAAACGTGTTTTTGAGATATTTTTTCGTCTGGCTGGCTCTCGTACCGGGTGGAACCCTGGCGGCTGCACCCCCTGCGGGGGAAATCGACCCCCGCCGAGCCGAGCCGGGTGAGGGTCAAAAATACCGCAAAAATAAAAAAGTTATTGACTTAACCGTGTTATTGCGATATAATGTAAACACGATAAGGAGGATTGCTATGAAAGCTAATGATATTGTCAAAAATTTAATGAAAGAAAGAAACTTGACTCAGGGGGAACTTACCAAAATCATGGGTAAAACGAGTCAATCTGCAATCAGTGGAGCATTAAACAGGGATATGAAAATATCTACATTGGTATCCTTTCTTGACGCTCTGAATTGCACTTTGGTTATCAAGGATAAAAACGGAAATGAGTGGACGGTTGAAAATGAATAAGCAAAGTATTGTAGAGTAAAATCAAGTTTTACTATAAGTTTATATAGATATACGACTACTAAGAGAAGTCATAGGAAAATCATTGATTTGCTCTACAAGTCTACAGGTTGAAATACTGATTAAGGAGGTATAACCAATGGATGAATTAAGTTTCAAATTTCAGGAAACTGCTGTAAGAACCCTGTTAATAGAACGTGAACCGTGGTTTGTAGGAAAAGACGTGGCAGAAGCATTACACCATAGCAACCCTGAAAGGGCGGTTCGTAATTTTGTAGATGATGAAGATAAAGGAGTGACCGTTTTAGTCACCCCTGGTGGAACTCAACAAGTTACGATTATTAACGAACCGGGAGTATATTCTTTAATCTTGCAAAGTAAGACAGAAACGGCTAAGAAGTTTAAACATTGGGTAACACATAATGTCTTGCCGTCTATTCGCAAGCAAGGTTATTATTCTGTTCTATCTGATGAAGAATTGATTGAAGCACTTACCCAAAAGCTGCAAGACAATCCAAAGTTCTTGAAATACACTGACGGACTTACCCCGGCACAAAAGAAGGACGCTAACAAATTAAGACGAGAAGCCGATTATCAGGAGTTACGCAAAAACTGGAAAGATATGGAGCCACGGGAAGTGACACAAAAATTGAGTGATATTTTCTTTGATGACCCCAGACGGTTTGAACGGGAGAACAACAAATTCATCTACTGGTATAACCACAACAAAATTTCCAGATTTTAAGGAGAGTGTACAATGAAGCGGTTTACAATGATTTTATTATCTTTTGTGTTGTTGTTCAGTTTGACAGCTTGCGGTTCGTCTGAACCAGCAGTGGAGGTGACTGCGGAAAGTGCAGTTACGGCATTGCAAGAGAAGATACCTGATATAACAAGTATCACGGTATATGACGAGGAAACCGACCCGAATGAAAATTTAGGGAGACCGGGACAATATATCGGTAAAGCAGACTTCTTTGATAGCCGCATGGAGTATGAAGAAGATAATGCCGGGACAATCGAGTTTTTCTCGTCTAAATCAGATTGTGATGACAGATACGAATATTTGTGCAAACTCTCTGACCCAGAGTTGGGAGCATTTGGTGTAAACCAATATATTTATAAATACGACCTTGCCGTGTTCAGAGTTAGTTATGATTTGACTCCTTCTCAAGCAGAAGAATATAAGCAAGCTATGGATGAGATTATGGGTGAGGTTTCCGAACAATACGAAGGATAATTTTATAACAAACCCTGAGTGGAGACTGAGGGTTGTCCAATGGGACTGTCTGATGACAGTCCTTATTTTTTTTTGCAGGAGGATATTATGGAATACAAGAAAATCAAAACACAGATTGAAAATGCTGTGCGAAAGTCCCCTTCTGACCCAGTGCCGTATGAGGATATGTTTTCCCTCTGCCGGGATATGGAGAAGGAAGATTTTGCAAAGGCTCATAAATGGAACCAGGCTTTTAGAAAGAAAATATCTGCTGCCATTCGTCTGTCTGTAACGGACGGGGATATGCTGGCGGCTGAACAGTTCGACAATCTTTTGTTCCGCTCTCTACTTTTTGGTGCGCCGCATTTCTTTGATGATTACTTGCAGGCAGTGGAATTTGGCAAGCCGCTTGATAAGAAGTTCTATCAGCCCCGCCGTCATTACCTGAAACGGTATGTAGACGCATATCAGGAAGTGCTTGAGGGGAAGCTGGACTTTCTCTCTATCTCCATGCCGAAACGTGCGGGTAAGTCTCAGTTAGGTATCAACTTTACCAATATGCTTTCCGGGAAATTTCCTGACCGCTCTACCCTGATGGAAGGTACAGGTGATGACCTTGTGAAGTCGTTCTATTTGGGTTGCCTGGAATATATGACCACCCCCAGTGACTATCACTTTTATGATATTTTCCCTGAGAGTAAGTTGGTGCAGACAAACGCAGATACGAAGATTATTAACTTGCTCCATAAATCCCGTTTCCCCACGGTAATGTGCCGTTCCATTGACGCAAGGCAGGTAGGTCTTTCCGAAGCAACGAACCTGCTTTATCTGGATGACTGTGTAGAGGGACGTGAGGAAGCAAAGAACAGACAGCGGCTTGATGATAAATGGGAGGTTATTTCTGGTGACGTTATCGGACGTGCAATCGAAGGAACGCCCATTGTGATTTGCGGTACACGGTATTCTCTGTATGACCCTATCGGGCGGTTACAAGAGGAAATGCGTAAGCAGGGTAAGCGAATGAAGATTATCGAAACCCCGGCTCTTGACCTTGTGACGGATGAAAGCAACTTTGAGTATGTGCGTGAGGGAAGGAAAGTTTTCACCACGCAGTATTTCCGTGACCAGAGAGAAATGCTTTCGGCTGAACAGTTTGAGTCTGAATTTCAGCAGCAACCTTTTGAAGCGAAGGGCTTACTTTTCCCGGAAGCCAGTTTGAACCGTTTCTTTGAACTTCCGATTGACCGTGACCCTGACAGTATCATTGCGGTCTGCGATACTGCGGATAAAGGTGAGGACTATTGCGCTATGCCGATTGCGGCGGTCTATGGGGATGAAGTGTATATCATTGACGTGGTGTTTGATGACTCTCCCCCAGAGGTGACGAAGCCAGAATGTGCAAAGGCTCTGATGGATAACAAGGTGGTTGCCTGTACCTTTGAGTCCAATAATGCGGGTTCGTACTTTGCAAGGGACGTGCAGGATATTATGACGAAGCGGGAGTACGTCTGCAATGTGAGAACGAAAAGGACTATCAGCAACAAGCAGACAAGAATTGAGTTTGCTTCTGATACCATCCTGAAAAACTTTTATTTTAAAGACCCGTCTCTTTATGCGAGGAACAGTCAGTATGCAGCTTTCATTAAGCAGGTAATTACATACACCCGCTCTGGTAAAGTGCCGCATGATGACGCTCCTGACTCCCTTTCTCTACTGGAAAATGAACTCAGGGGGCTTGTCGGCGCAAAGGTTGAGGTGTTTAAGCGTCCCTGTTAATCCCTCAATGGTTATCTAAAATTTTTCCTTGAAATGAGCATTGGAGGATGATATACTCATGTTAGAAGATATTTTGTGCAGTGAGGGAGGTGATTAACGTGGGTATGGTACTGCATGGAAGAATGATGATTACGACTGACGAAACAGAAGTAACCATGAACAATGTGCTTACTATCCTGCAAAAAGCACTTCCTTATCACTGGAAAAACCGCTCTGAGATTGATTATCTCTATTGGTATTACAGGGGCATACAGCCCATTCTCAACCGCCAGAAAGAGGTAAGACCTGAAATCTGCAATCATATTGTGGAGAACCGGGCTAATGAGATTGTCTCTTTTAAATCGGGCTACCTGATGGGAGAACCGCTACAGTATGTCTCCCGTGGTAACGGTGATAATCTGGCAGAAGCAATCAATCAGCTTAACGAGTTTGTTTTTGCAGAAGAAAAGCCTGCAAAGGATAAGGAGCTGGCTGACTGGTTTCATATCTGCGGAACTTCCTTCCGAATGGTTCTGCCTGATGAAGCGGGTGAGGAAGATGACGCTCCGTTTGAGATTTATACCCTTGACCCCAGAAACGCTTTTGTGGTGTATCACAACGGGCTGGGAAATAAACCCATTCTGGGTGTGAAATATGTGGTGGACGAAAACGGGCTGGTGCATTACAGTTGCTATTCCGACCACGAGTATTTTGAAATCGTGGACACTCAGATTGTCGCACATGATACGCACATTCTGGGGGATATTCCGATTATCGAATATCCGTTGAATATTGCCCGTATCGGCGCATTTGAGTTGGTTATTCCCCTACTGGACGCTATCAACCTGACAGACAGTAACAGGTTGGATGGAGTTGAGCAGTTTGTCCAGGCTCTTATGCTTTTCCATAACGTGGATATTTCCTCTGAGGATTATCAAAAGTTGCGTGAGGAAGGGGCAATTAAGTTCCGGGATATTGACCCGCAGATGAAAGCGGAGATTGACTACCTAATTAGCAATCTAAACCAGAGTGAAACGCAAACTCTGGTAGACCATATGTATCAGACAGTGCTTACCATTTGCGGTATGCCGAACCGTAACGGCGGTTCTTCTACGAGTGATACAGGTTCCGCAGTTATTATGCGTGATGGCTGGTCTGCTGCCGAAGCAAGGGCGAAGGACAGCGAACTCATGTTTAAAAAGTCTGAGAGGGTTTTCCTCAGACTGATTTTAAACATTTGCCATACGCTGGTAGATATGGATTTGAAGGTCTGCAACATTGAAATCCGTTTTACCAGGCGTAACTACGAGAACATTTACCAAAAGGCACAGGTGCTTGACCTCATGCTCAAGAATGAGAAAATTCATCCACGCCTTGCCTTTGAACACTGCGGCTTGTTTGTTGACTCTGATTTGGCTTACACATTGAGTGTGGAATATGCCGAAGAACAGGAAAAGAAAGCCCAGGAGTCATTTGAGAAACAGCAAGCTATGAAAGAGGGAGGTAATGAAGATGACCCCAGTGATAACGAAGGAAATGGTGGAACAGATGGAAACACTGCTCAAACACGGGAGCAGGGTGGAAATACTGATTGAGCAGGGTAAGGTAGCCATTGTAGAAGTCAAACGAAAGCTGAAAATGAAGGAGTAACGCCGGGGCAACGGCTCTGGTGAGTCCAATGGGACTGTGAGTGACAAACTCATAGTCCTTTTATTTTTGCCATGAATGAGATTTTTAATTCTTACATTGAAGCGTTTGACGAACTCAATGTGCTTACTACTGCCAGTTATTACTCTGCTGATAACGAAGAACAAATTGCAGATGACGTACTCTCATTTCTGATACAAGCTTACCGACTGGGAATTGCGGCGGCAGGTGAAATGCTTACGGCTGACCTGAGTGTAGATGTGGACAGCATGAGAGACGTTATCTATTTCCTGATTGATGGGAAAACCTTTGAGGACAGAGTGGCAACCCATGTAGCTTCCGATAATCTGACTGGGTTAAAGCTACTGGTGGAGTCAGAGTATCAAAGGGTTTTCAATGCCGCCATTTATGACGGCGGAGAACAGTACCAGAGAAATACAGGGATAAGGGTATCAAAGGTATGGCGAACCATGCTGGACGAAGATGTGAGAGATACCCATAGATACTTGGAAGGTATGACGGTTCCGCTGGATGACTATTTCTATACCTGGGATGGGGATTATGCCCTGGCTCCGCATGGATTTACTCAGGTATGGAACAATGCGAACTGCCGCTGTGTGCTGGTGCTGAAAATGGATGGTTTGCAGAATTAACCCTTCTGCTTGTCATGGTGAGGGAACACCTTAAAACGCAAACTCAGACAAGAGGATAAAACGGAAAACATGGTGAGGGAACACCTTAAACGCAAGGAGGACTATTATGAGTTATTTAAGTGATTTGCTGGGCAGTGCCTACAAAGAGGGCATGACCGAAGATGAAATTTCAACTGCCTTACAGACGGTTGGACAGGGAAATGAAGCTGAGATTAACAGGCTGAAAGCTGCGCTTTCAAAGGCAAATTCCGAAGCTGCCGACTATAAGAAGCAGTTACGCACGAAGCAGACGGATGATGAAGCTGCGGAAGCTGAACGGAAAGCCAATATGGAAAAGCTGACTCAGGAAAATGCCGACCTCAAACGGTCTATCGCTCTTTCTGAGAAAAAGGCAAAACTGCTTGGAATGGGTTATGACGAGCAGTTGGCTGACAGTACCGCTACCGCTATGGTGGACGGTGACATGGACACTGTGATGGCTAATCAGAGTAAATATCTCGAAGCCCAGAAGAAGGATATTCTTGCCGACAAGATGAAGAAAACCCCACGTCCTGCTGGGGGTTCTGAGAATACTGGCGGCGCAGATTATCAGAAGAAAATCGCAGAAGCACAGGCAAGCGGCGATTATACCGCTGCCGCATATTATACACGCCTGATGGCACAGGAGACTGCGGCACAGGCAGAAAATAAGTAAAGGAGTGACGAAACATGGCTGATACGTTTGCTACCAGTTTTGGTGTACTGAACTACAGCGGTATGCTGTTCAATAAGGGTAACGTGCGTACCCCGCTTTCTGCCATTATCGGCAGTAAGGCAAAAACCACGAACCATGTAGAATTTGTGACCGGGCAGGAATACACTGCGGGCGGTGACGGTTCTCAGCCCGCTATCAGTGAGAACGCTTCTCTGACTGCCCCTGACGCTACGGTAACGAAGCGTGAGCAGAAAACCAATGTGACCCAGATTTTCCAGGAGTCCGTGGGTATCTCTTACGGTAAGCAGAGTAACATGGGTACTCTGTCCGGGCTGAATGTTGCTAATCAGCAGGCTAACCCCATGAACGAACTGGACTTCCAGGTTGCAGCGAAGGTTCAGAAGGTGAATCGTGACATTGAGTACACGTTCATCAACGGTGTATATCAGAAAGCAACGGATGATGACACGGCGAACAAAACCCGTGGTCTCATCCCGGCAATTACCAGTAACACTATGGCTCTGAGCAATAAGCCCCTGGGTCTGTGGGACATTGCCGATATGGTGAAGAAAATCTACGGTGCAAACGCTCCGACTGATGGGCTTTGTCTGTGGTGTGACGCTACTACGCTGTTCCAGGTGAACGCTGACGCTGTTCAGAACGGTCTTACCGTTGTCCCGGCTGCCCGTGAGATTAACGGTATCGCTCTTTCCAGTGTGGTAACGCCTATCGGTGTGGTTTACCTGTATCTTGGCGAGTGTCTGCCTGCTGGTACGGCTCTGCTTCTGAACCTGAGTGTTCTGGCTCCCGTTTATCAGCCTGTTCCCGGTAAGGGAAACTTCTTCCTTGAGCCGCTTGCAAAGACTGGCGCAGGTGAGAAGTATCAGCTTTTCGGGCAGATTGGTCTTGACCATGGTCCCGAATGGTATCACGGCAAGTTCACGGGTATCAGCACGAAGTTTGACAAGCCGACTTACAGCCGTTCTGTTTATGTGGCGAACGCTTCTGAGTTCCCCACTGGCGGCGCAGGTGCTTGATTAAGAAAGGAGGGTGGACAGCATGACGAATGATGAAAAACTGGTAATTCTGAAACGCATTACGGGTGAGACGGATGACGAAGTGCTGTCCACTTATCTTTCTTTGGCTGCTGGGGTGGTTCTGACTCACGCTTACCCCTACGGGGGTGTTGAGGAAGTCCCGACTCAATATGACAATGTTCAGATTGAGATTGCGGCGTATATGCTGAATAAGCGTGGTGCAGAGGGAGAGACGAGTCATAGCGAAAACGGCGTTTCCCGTTCTTATGAAGATGGTGACATACCGCCTACTCTGCTGCGCCGTATCGTCCCTACAGCGGGGGTGTTGTGATGAAACTGATGAAGCGCAATTTATCCCCCATTCATTATTGCCTGTACAAAGGAAAAGAACCGCTGCTTGATGACAGCGGTTATGAGACGGGTGAGACCCGTATCTCTTATGAGTCCCCCGTTTCTCTTTTGTGCAGTGTTTCCCCTGCCACGGGATATGCACAGGTAAATATGTTCGGTAATTTGGAGTCTTATGACAAGGTTCTGATAACGGACAATATGAGTTGCCCGATTGATGAAAACACAGTGCTTTTTGTAGATAAGGAGCCTGAGTTTAGTCAAGAGGGAGTACCGCTCTTTGATTACCGTGTGCGGCGAGTGGCAAAGTCACTGAACAATATCTCTTACGCTATAAGCAAGGTGACTGTATCGTGAAGAAGCGTGTTATCAAGGTGGAGTTATCCCAGAAAGGGATTGATAAAGCCATAAAGGAACTGAATGACTATAAGAAATGGTTAAAGGATTGCACTGAGAAATTTCTGAAAGCCCTGGCAGACGAAGGGGCGCAGATTGCTACAGCAAAATTTCAGCGGGCAGTTTATGACGGCACGAATGATGTAAAAGTCTCCGTGGAAAACAGGGATGAAGATACCGTTGCCGTTGTTGCCGTTGGAGGTGCGGTTCTGTTTATTGAGTTTGGTACAGGCGTGAAATATCCTGACAATCACCCGGAAGCTGGGAAGAACGGTTTTACCCGTGGCGGTTACGGGTATCACCTGGGCAGGCTCAAAAACGGATGGCGTTATACAGGCAATCCAGGTTCCAATGGCGAGGTTATCACCAGTGGTGAACACGCTGGAGAGGTACATACCTACGGCAACCCTGCCAATATGAGTATGTACCGGACAGTCCGGGAGTTGGAAGAACATTTTGAAGAAATTGCAAGGAGGTGTTACACATGATTGACTGCGAAAATGAAGTTTATACCAGAGTCGCACAGGTGTTGCGTGAAAAGTTTCCTGGTATAGACGTAGCCAGTGAATATGTGCAGTCACCTTCTTCTTTTCCTCATGCGAGTATTACCCAGAGTGACAGCTATACGCTGAATGAGCGGCAAGACACGAGCATGAAGGAAAACATGATTGAGGTCATGTTTGAAATCAATGTGTACTCCAACAGGACTGATGGTAAGAAAACAGAATGTAAGAACATTCTGAAAGTAATAAATGACGAATTGTACTCCATGAATTTCAGACGGACGGCAATGACACCCGTTCCGAACATGGAGGACGCAACTATCTACCGTATCACTGCCCGATACAGGGTAGCGACTGACGGGAAACATTTTTACAGGAGGTAATAAGTATGGCTACGAGTACCTATATGACTTTCCTCATGCACAAGAACGAGGACGCATGGGAGAAGTTGCTGGATATTACGGAGTTCCCCGACCTGGGCGGTGAACCTGAACTGCTGGAAACCACTACTCTGTCCCACCGTATGCAGACGTATGTAAAGGGTGTTCAGAGTAACGAAGGTCTGAATTTCAATGCGAACTATGACCTTACCGAATACAAGGCTCTGAAAGCACTTGAAGGTAAGGACGAAGAATACGCTGTTTGGTTTGGCGGTACGGAGACTGCTTCTCTGCCTACGCCTACTGGCTCTGAGGGTAAGTTTTCCTTCCGTGGTGATTTGTCCGTATTTGTTACGGGCGGCGGCGTGAATGAGGTTCGTGGTATGACCATCACGATTGCTCCGTCCACGGTTATCAGTGAAGTCACGGATGATGTGTAAGAAACATTTAATTTGAAGAATTAAAGGAGGGTTTGGCAATGGCTAAACAGATTATTTTCACTTTTGAGGACAAGGAATACACGCTTGAGTTTACCAGGCGTACTGTCAAGCAGATGGAGGACGAGGGCTTTGTTGCCCAGGAGATTGACTCCCGCCCCATGACGCTGCTCCCTGCTTTGTTTGCAGGTGCGTTTAAAGCACACCACCGTTTTGTGAAGCAGGAGACCATTGACAAGATTTATGCGGCTATGCCGAATAAGGAGGATTTGATTGGCAAGTTGGCTGAAATGTACAATGAGCCGATTATCGCTCTGATGGAGGAGCCTGATAACAAAGCGGGAAAAAACGTGGAGTGGACAACGAACT